ATTCGCTCTCTTACCTCAGCGTTTCGAGCTTCTCGTTTCTCTTCTCTCAGCCTGAGTTGTGCTTCGACTCTATAACTTGTAGTCACTGTAATTACCTCCAAATTTTGCCTCCAACTCTAACAGCTTCAAGTTAGCTTGTTGTTGGAGCCTTTGCATCGCAACGTCGAGTTTATCATCAGCTACTGACTTTTGCGTACTCAATCGTTGTTTCGCAATCTCTGTTTCTAACAATTTATCCAAGGCTCTGGATTGCTCTTTGGCTTCAAACTGAGCCTGATCCACTTCTATTTCTTTGTCTCGCAACGCAAGTTCTTGTTGTCTAATCTGAACCAGTGGATCTTCGGGGCTACCCTGACCGATACTAGCTAATAACTCTGTGGTTAGTTGTGCCAAGATAGGTGCAGAGAACTGTTCTTGTATCACTCGAAGCTCTGACATCATTTGCTGCACTTGTTCTTGTGGCACTTGACCGCTGTTTGCTACCTCCTGCATTTGCTGTATTTGCTGCTGGATCTCTGGCGGTATTCTCTCTTGTGCCATGTCAGCAGCCATAAACTGAAGATGCTGCATCATGTGAGAGATAATCAGCCCCTGCAAAGCCGGGTTAGTTTTCACTAGCTCTGTGAGAAACAAAGATCTATGCGCCTCGATATGAGCAACGTGATTCTGGTTAGGAAATGCTTGAGCTGGCTGTCCATTCATCAAAGCAGAGTTTTCCAAACCAGCGTCCAACGGCATCGGCGGTTGTGGTTTTGGTGGTGGTGTCAGTAAGCTATCTATGTTATCCACACCCAGAGCACTGTACATCCGACGATATGCTTCGTAGATGCCCTCTGGTCCATGAATCTGAGGGTTGGATTGAACCAACTGCATCAGCTCCTGAGCCATCGTTATTCTTTGGCTTTGAGAGAATATGTTGGGGTCACTGACAGGGATGATGTCTACTCGACCATCAAAGTCCTGCCCCTTGATTTCTTGTGTTCCGCTGCCCGTCTGATATGGGTATACCGGAGGTAAGAACTCAGCAAAAACTTTTGCCAGTAGTTGGAACTCAAGCTTTTGACTGTGGTGCAACCTTTTGTGGATTGCACTCATCACCTTGGTTCCTCTTTCGAGGAGCGCCACGGTGGTTCCCACTGGCATACTTTGATTCATGTCGCCAACATTCATGTCGGCTATGGAGGCAAACCGTTTGCCTGAATCCACCAGCAAACCAAGCAAGGACATCAATACGTTGCTCGGTTCTTTGATAGGCAGAGGTATTAGGTTCTCTCTAAGAGATGCACCTGTGGTATCTATATCTCTAAACTCTCCGGGCTGTAGTGGATCATCCTCATCACGGATTCTCATGCCTCTGGCTTTAAATCCCGCTGGTAAATTGGCGAGCGTCCCTGCATCGATAAGCTGACGCAGGATGCTAGTGCTTGCCTTAGCCAAACCACCAATCATGTGGCTCAGACCCAATCCATAAAACCCTAATCCCGGCAAAAACTTATACTGGATGAAGTAGTTTACTTTCTGCTTGAGCGGGTCGCCCTCAATATAGTTCCTGCGAATAGACAGAACCTTCTGGCTCGGCTCATCTATCGTGACGATATAAGGGAGCTTCAAACCTGTTGGTTCTCCCATTTCGTCTAAATCTTCGAACCCTTCAATGTCGAGTATGGTGTGAACCTCGTAAACAACTCGGTCCCTGTCCTCTTTGTAACTTGGACCCATGCCCTCGATTTCGTCTATTTCTTCTTCGATATCATCGCGGTTGTAGTTGGTGTAACCGCCTTTGAGTTCTATGTCTGCGTAGAAACCGGATAGCTGCTGCTTTCTGATTTCGTTCTTTGACATATTCAAAACGTGAGTCACTCGCTCCGCTGAAAAAAGGTCCGTCGCTTCGTATGGAACAATCAGGTCTTGCGGCTCAATAAATTTACTGATGGCTTTCTGCTGGGTAACGTCAAAATAGACTTTCTTGAAAGCTGAACCAGCTAGGGGTAGATAAAACAAAAGCATATCGAGTTCAGAGTCGTACTCCTGCATGACATTCATGATGTAGTAGTTCATGAAGTTCTGAACTCTTTCAGCTTGCTGCTCTACCTCAGCAAACCTAGCTCCCACGATCTCGGTTTTGACCGGACCTTTTGCGGGTAGCAATTCTTTGTAGGCTTGTGCCTGAAACTGGGTGGTGGCTTCTGCAAGTATCGGATGTATCACTCCGGTTGAACCCTGAAACGGGCTTGACCTCGCATCATCGAACTTCATGCCCAGATACTTGAGACCGTCTACATAAGTTTTTTCCCATTCACTGCGAGACTCTTTGTCGCTGCGTATGGATGCTAAGACATCTTTAGCGAGAGAGTTTTGTTCAGTCTCATCGAGGTACTCAACGAGATTGTCGTTGAATCCAATTTCTGGTTGCTCAACAACTTCTTCTGATCCGGGTATTACTATTTCATCCTGCGTTACTACAATAGACGCAGCTTCTCGAATCGCCTCTTCTCTTGTTGGCTCTGGATCGACAAACATCTCACGACTGAGATTAGTGACCTCTGGTGTCTCTTGAGATATTTTTCTTTCTACAGCCATCAGTAATAAACCCTCCGGTCTCTTCTAAGCGGCTCCATCGCGTCTTGGTAATCGTCTTCTAACGCGACAAAACCGCCCTGTCGGAATCTCATTAGCGCCATTGTCGAGCTGTCACAATAGTCATCGTTGTCGCCGAAAGGGAAGCTTGCCATCTCTTCGATCACTTCTTCCGCAAACTCTGTTTCTGGAACCCAAACCATACCAGATTCGAATATCGGCGCTACTGAGTTCATTCGGGCAATCTTATCCTGACCTCGGCTTGGTGTATACGCCGTCACCGGAATACCCATCCTCCTCAGCTCTTGCGTCAGCGGTGTGCCTGATGCCTTAGCCTCGATAAGCACACAATCAGGTTCCCAGTATTTCCATTCCTCCCAAGCAAGTTTTTTGAGGTCTGGAAAGTCTAGTCGCACACGCTTGGCATCCAACAAAATGATCTCTTCGGGACCATCCTGTATCGGTGTAAAAACCGCCCAAGTGGTTACTGCTGAATAGTCGGCAGATTCTTTCTTGCTGAACGCCGTATCATAACTTTGAATCACGTAACTGTATGGCGGGACATCACCCTCCCATACATTCCACCACTCTCTTTTAACAATCGAGCCTTCTTCAGAGGTGGGGTTCTGCATCCACTGAGCATTCCATTTTGGAACTGGCAGTGATGCTTTGACGGACAACAGTTCTTCCTTGCTCCAGTATTCAGGCCACAACGGTTCCTGACTTTCTGGCATGATTGCAGGGAACTCGACCAGATCCCACTTGTCGGCGTAGTCATCTCCCTGCTTCTTGAGCACCTGACCAACCAAATCTTTGGTGCTCCATCTTGTCATTACTATCACTACTATTCCTCCCGGCTGCAAACGCTGCCGGGGTCCAGAAGTGTACCAATCATATATGCTGTCCATCGCTGTCGGACTGAGTGCATCCTGTTCACTTACAGGGTCATCAATCAAAAGAAGATCAGCGCCTCGCCCTGTAATAGCGCCACCAACACCGGCGGCGAAAAACTCCCCGCCTTGTGAGCTGGTCCAGCGTCCTGCTGATTTGTTATCTGCTTGCAGTTTGAGTTTTGGAAAAACTTGCTGGTAATCAGAAGAGTCGATAATGTTTCGCACTCTTCTGCCGAAGCGAACCGCAAGCTCTGCTGTATGAGTTGTTTGTATGATCTTCAGGTTTCCCCGCAACCCCATCATCCACGCAGGGAAGTAAGTCGAGGCGAACTCTGACTTGGTGTGTCGAGGAGGGAGGCAGACGATTAGGCGCTTGAGTTTGCCCTCGGCAATCTTGTTGAACTTGTCTGCAATTATTTTGTGGTGTCTGCCCTCTACAAAATCGGGCCATTGGCTTTTGACGAAAGACAGAAAGTCAGCCTGACAGTCCTCTTGCTTTTCAAGCTGGTTGTATCGATCTAAAAGAGCAACCGCCTCGGCTTTGTCTTGATCCGAGAGGATGTCAAAGTCTTTGAGAGAAAGTTCAGACATCTTCCCAAGGCTTTCCTTCAAACAGGAGCGCCTCAGCTTCTCTTCTCCTTACCAAACCATCAAGCACTTTGCCGCCAGCCATGTTCCATCTTTTTATTTGTTCAGGGACACCGCTGTAATTTTCATCGTTGAGCACCTTTAAAAGTGTGCTTGAAGATAAGGCTCCGGTTCCTAAATTGAATGTCCATGATATCAAGGCATCAAACTGGTTTTGCTCTAGCGGAACCTCAACCATCCGCGCTACCCCTTTTTCGAACCACTCAAGATCCTCGCGTAACATATCTTCGGCCTCGCCAATAGTGCAAGTGTCTCCCTCTTGCACATTTTTGGTATGACCAAAACCAATAGTAGGCACTCCCGCGCTACAGAAATAAGATTCCAAGCGACAACCCTCAAACTTTTTTATTAACGCGATGCCTTCTTTGCTTGTCTTCATTGGTCTGTCCTTTATTTTGGGAAACGCCGTGAAGATATTAACTTGAGGGAAAGAGAAACTAAATAAAGATTTTAGTTTGCGATATGAACTCCACCAGCTCACTTTTCTCTACTGACACCTTTGACTTTTTCGTAGGATCTCATAGCTCCAATCCCTAACATTCCCATCATGACCGGAACCAACAGAGTAGTGTCAACCTCTGGCACATCCACCCATATGCCTAAAATATTTGCGACGATGACATTGTAAAACAGACCCAGCGCACACACCCAACCGATACAGGGACGCCACCCGGATACGAACACACTATGATGCGCTGCTTCAACCTTGTTGATTTCAAGCTGACCCTTGAGAGCTTCGTGGGCGTGTTTTTCTGACATGGTGGCAATTTCGTGCGCCAAAGCCGCTTTCTGATCTTTATCCTCTATAAACTTGTCGAGCAAGCCGGTTACAGGTCCGACAAGTTGCGATACGATGCTCACTGGTTATCCTGACTTTTTGAGTTCATAACGGTCTTCTTTGAGTTCTTCTACTTGTTGTTGCAGCTTAGAGACAGTTTCTTCTAGCAATTCTATCTTCAAATCTTGTCGGCTGTCAGCGGGAAGAGAGCCTAACTCTCCTCTAGGCCATTTGATTCGAAACTCGCTATTTGCCTCTACGTCCACTTGTTGAAGGTCCATATCATGTTCTAAAAAGGTGACTCTCTCGATTAAACCGAAGTAAGCGTAAGATGCTACAGCAGTAGCAGCCAAAAGTGAGATCAAGTTGGCTAAAGGGATGCGTATGGCAGTTCCTTCGTTTAAGTCTAGTGATCCGTTTTTTGTAGCCATTTACACAGTCACCAAGATGTTTTGACCAGTTGCCTTTGGAGTCGTATAACTAAAAGATCCATTTTTGTAAGTGTATACCTTAGAGTCGTAATAGGTTGTGATCACTTCGCTTTTACGATTGGTTTCTCTGACTTGCAACCTCTCGTTTTCTATTTTTTGAATCTGGTGTTTCGCGTTGGGGGGCTGTGCTTGTACGCTGTTTGGGAAGGGGGGTATATCAGTCATTGTCTTTTTTTATCACAGGGTCTCTGAAAATGTAGTTGCCTTTACCGGCCTCACTAGACTCAATCAACCTGACTTCACAGAATGCGTCAAATTTATTCGTGCCTTTGCCAACTATAAAATTGTGCTGATGTACAGACTGACTGACTAGGGCGTCTCGGTAATCCAAGCAACTGGTCAACTCCCGAAAAGCTAATTCTAGGCCGGTACGGTTCCCAGCGGCATCTAACATAATTAACATGAAGACCATCAACGTCATAATCTTCTCTTCTTTTTGACTGCTTGTTTTCTCTCTGCTTGTGGGGCAACCAGCTCCCATGTCAGAACGTCTACATCAGTTTGGTGTGCTGTACCAAGGATTCTAGGCATACTGTTTCTAATATAGATATACGCCCCATACCCGCACTGTTGGTAATTAAACCGCAACCAATCCATTGCAACTTGATGTCTTTTGGATGGAGGGTTTACAAGCTGTAACTTATTCCACTCTCGTAAATCACAAAACAGATTAGGATCTTCGGGGTCGTATTCTAATCTTACTGCTTCTGTAGCATTATCTGGATCAGTTGAGCCAGCTTTTCGTCCGTTGCCTTCAGAGTTTCCTGCTGTTGACTCAGACTGTCCACCACCGCTTTGATCTGCGTCTGATTGACCGCCGACAGTTGGCCGTTGGCTACTGCCTGTTCCGCTGTCTTTTTTACAGCTTGCTCAATCCTTTGAACTTCTGCGTCAGTCGCTTCTGCTCTGGCTTGCATAGAACCCCAAGCAATTGCTCCGGACAATGCTGCCGCTGCGATTGGCAACGCCCAAGTGGGAACCTTAATTGTATTCGCTTCACTCATATTAGACCCCCAGGTAAATAGGTATCAATAAACTTCCGATGAGTAGGATGATAACACTCCAACTCAATCGTTCAAGACGATCAAACCGTTTAGATCCTTGCTCTAGCCTTTCCTCGATGCGCTTATACCGAAGCGCACATTCTCGCTCATGAGTGTGGATCTCGTGCAAAGCTTTTTGGCCTTGATCTACGTCCATGCCCATTGCTTTCGCAAGACCATCATCCATTACTTCTTTTTCTTAGGCGCTTTCTTCTGAAGTGTTTTTTCTATTTTGTTAGCTTGGGACGCATGGAGTTTACTGGCTCCACGCAACTCTTTAATTAGTTTTCTTTTTTGTGCGTCTGTAAGATCAGCCAT